CCTCTCTCCATGTATTCATGCTTAACCCATGAAAGCAAGTAGTCATTATCCTCTTGGTATTCTTCTAACAGATCCTTGACTGATTGAGGTTCAATAAAGTGAGTAAATGGCTCTTGATTGATAGCTTTGTATAGGGCATATTCTAGGACTTCCTTATTTGCTAAAAACTCGTTTTTTATCCAAGGTTTTTCCTGTTCCCCGTTAAAGTCAGCGTTAAAAGGTACGATCATAATTCTACGATACCAGCCTTTTGTTTTATTACCACCATTGGGGATATAGTTGCCTGAAAAGATATTGAATAGCTTAAAAGTAGCTTCAAAAGCTGGGCGACCTTTAGGATTTACTAGAACGGTATCACCGCTGGTAATACTCATAAGATCAGACGGATTTTTCAAGTATTCGTTAGGCGCTTCATCTCCAATATTGCAAACTTTACCTACCAAAGTTTCAAGGTTGTGCTTTTCAGCAAACTGAGCAGGCTTTAGGGCTGAAATATTGCTTTCTCCTATCAGATTGATAAGGAAGCGCTGAAATGTCCCTTTACCATTGTTACCGTCCCCGTAGAAGATAGCAAACTTATTCCGTGTATGATTGGGATTGATGGCCTCTAGAATAATCTGCCAAAATAACGTTACTAACTCCCTATCATTACACGCGATTGAGTTTAGCCAATCATCAAACGTTTTTCCTTCTCTATCTGTTGGGACTTGTTTAGGCGCGTGATAAGCCGTGCTTATCTTACTCGTAATTACATATTTAGGACTAAAAGGGAGTAGTTCCTTTGTTTTTAAGTTAATAATCCCGTTATTCACGGGTATAAGATCAGCACTTTCTAAGGGCTTTTGTATCTTTGTCAGTGTTCTGACCATTAGCTTAATCTGAGGCCACTCTCTGGGTTTAATTCTCACATCAAAAGTTTTACATAAGAAGTTGAATAGATCATTACTAGCGGTATATATGCCCTCGTCTAAATCGTAGATATAGAGTAAGCTATAATCAGGTACGTTACTCTTGCTGATAAAAGTGAACGTGACAATATCACTTAGTATTTTAGCAACTGTGAAGGTTTGGGGCATGGCGACTTTCTCGCTAACGTCCCCAGTAGACTCGTTTACCTTAGTTTCAGTATGTTCTGCCCGCCATTTTTCACCAGCCTTAAAAATAAGGTTTTCTAATTCCTTCATTGTTTTTGGTGGTCGCTCTTGGTCACGCGCTTCATTGATCTCACTTTCAAGGCTTTTTAGTTCTTCTTTTTCTATGGCTCTATCCTCGCTTTCTATATTCTGACCGTGCTATGCTGGTAAAAGTACGGTCTAGTTCTTCAATCGGTAATGGTTCAGCCGTAACACTATTAGCTATCTTAGTCAGCTCATAAGCCGTTTCAAGGTCGCAATCAACCCACTTATTAAAGAGTAAGCCCACAAAGCGCGTGAGAGCCATATTACGCCCTCCCTCGTCTCCAAAGCCATTAAAAAGCGTATCTATCACCCTCATAGTGATAGACCGCTTGCAACTGGAGCGCTGGGGTGTTTGAGATCGCACACCTTGGCTAATTCTTTGGTTCTGGTTTGATTTTGGTACTGGATAATCTAGCCCATGAACTACAATTTTTTGATAGTCTGCTGGGTCTCCTGTTGTAACAGGTAACCCCTGAAGTTGTGACCATGTTAGACTGGCCATATCAAAAGGTAGTCCTATCTTGTCAGCTATCTCTTCCACTACCTGCTTATATGTTGCTTCATTCATAACATTCTCAGGCTTCACTACAAGGCGATAACGAGGCTTTTGAGCAGTGTGTTTGATAGTCGGGTATAAGATATAGGAGTAGCCAAATAAAGCTCTAGAAACGGCTTTTATGAAGCTTTCTGACGTGTATTGAATATCGTCATAGTCAAGAAATATCAGATCCCGATATAACAAGCTAGTATTATTACGCTTATAGCTCCCATTGCTCTCAGGGGTTACTTTTCCACTGATACAATAGGGAGCTTGTGTACGTTTATATTCCTCTATATTTACACCTTTAGGAACTACTAAAGGCTTAAAGTGTTCAATATACTGAAATGGCTCAATCTTATCAAATGGATAAACTAGATTATTTTGAAATCCTCTAGCCTCGTAAATTACCATTTTCAACCCCCAAAAAGATCAAGATATCACTCACTTTATAATAGACTTTCCGTGTATCTTCTAGCGGGGGCTGGTAACGTCTTAGACCTGCATTTTCCCACTTTTGTAACGTCTTATATTTTATGTCCAATTCTTCCATAGCTACCTGTGCTGAAATTAAACCCGTTAAACGTGGTTTGATTGTATCACGCGCCCCCAAGTAATTCTCAACAAGATCTAAAACGCCATGAGCTAGTTCTTGCTCGCTCTCTTTACTGAGACTAAACATATTCGTTATCTCCTTTCAGTAATGGTTTATAGCTCTCTAAATCAGCATTTAAAAGGACGGTTAGACGCTTCTGCTCCTCCTGTACTTGGTTATAGAAGGCCTTTGCACCGTCCAATAGCTCTTCCTGATTGGCTGGGATAAAATACCCTCTAAAAGCTCCATTGCGTACACCAATGATAGGAATGCTATAGCGCGTGATTAGACGGCTGATAATATCCTGTACGGCTCTTTCTGATAACTTGGTGATTAGGCTGATTTCTGCCCCTGTAATTGAGTTCTCAGCCCCTACTTTTATTAATTTTAATACTCGCTTGTCATTTATGGTTAGACTCATTCATTTCCTCCTTACCAGCTTTATTTACAAAGGTTATTTGCCCACTCATTACGCCATAAAGTATAGCTTCTTGATTTTCTATGATTGTATCTATAGTGCTTTGGATAATATCCTTTGCCTGATGATCTATCTGATTAAAAGATAATAACCCTCTGGTTACTGCTAATTTTTTCACATCACTCAAACACATATTCAGAAAAATCTCTTTAGTAAAATATGGCTTGTCTGGCATTTTTTCAGGGTTAGGATACAATTTCAGGACACTGCTTAAACCTTGTTCATTCATGTTATTTAACTCCTTTTCTGTCATTGGCTTACTCTCATTTCTTATCTTTAGCCATTTTATAAAGTACGCTATCTTCTTCAGTTTCTAACTTAGCAAAGTCTTGCTTTATCAATTCTAAAACATAATCATTTATCATCTTGTAGGTCACTTTTGGATTTATACTTTTCATTGTCTTATAAACAACTTGTTCTAATATCGAATATCGGGTATTTGAAAAAGGGGCTAATTTTTGAAATTGCTTCTTGATAGATACTCTATAATCAAAGAAATTTAACAGCCCCATTAAAGCCCTTACGTTGCCTGTTATAAAATCAATATGACTTTCCGTTTCTTTTTCCCAAAGTCTTGCATTAGCGCCTGTTGAAATTACCAAAAGTTCTATTTCCTCAAGAATACTTTTGTATTTTTGTTCTAATTCAGAATAGCTTTCATCACCGTCGAGAGTGTAGTCTTGGCGAAGTCGCTCCAATCGCTCAGCGTGTTGATATAAAGCGGTTCCAGATAGTTCTTCAACTTCTAGTGTTACATTTGGTACTACCATAGCCTTAACCTCATTTCTCATCTCTTGTGAGTTGCAACGCTACTGATAACTGCTACAAATTGCCCTATATTTCGTTCACGTTTTTCTTGACGGTTTGAATTAGGCAAATTTTGATTAGTATCTTTCATGATTTCTTTGAAAGTTTTTGTTGATTCTAAATATAGATTTTCTGTATAAGCTACATATTCCTGTTGCTCTTCTTCGGTCTTAAAGAATGTTTTAGCTTGCCTTTTGAAAAACGCTTGTCGCATTGCGTCCATTTCAAAAATACCTGCGTGGAAAAACATTCCTGTAGTGCTTTTAGAAATGTTCTCAATTTTTTTGCTATCGTTTAGTTCTGGTAATTCTAACCAAAGTAACCTTGCTAGATCTTCCTTTAGGTCTCCTAATTGACCTGATAAAAGTGATAATCTATGTAAATTATTCTCTTTCCCAATTTGACATAGTTCTTTACCGATATTGTTCATTTTATTACTTAAAATTTCATAAGTTGTTTTTGTCATAATAGTTTTCTCCTCTTTTGTACCCTCTGTACATCTCTTTACGTCTTATACCCCAATATGCTATAATCTAGGTATAAATCTTTACTAAAACCTCTTTAATAATAGCTTGCCTGCTTTTTGTTAATTTTGTTTTAGTGATAGTGTGAAAGGCTCTGCGGTGTGGTTATTGCTAAGCCTTTTTTTGTTGCGATCACGCGCCTTCTGGGCGTGTTTTTTTATTTCTGAATGCCATAGCTTTGATTTCCTGATAGCTCATATTCAAGCTAATCATAGCTATCGCCATATCCTCAAATGCTTGGTACTGTTCCAACTCCTCGCTGGTCAAGCTATCAATGCCATTATAGCCCCCACGTTCTTCCACTAACTGCTTAGCGTTCCTATCGGTCACTGCCTTTAGTAATAAGTTATTCATGGTGCTGTGCGCGTGCTTTGGTGCTTGTTCCCAGTTCTCAATACTGTCATGCAGTGTTTTTCTTTTTGGCTTTTCTAGCGCCCTCTGCATACGAAACTTAGAAAGTTCCTCACGCATTTCAAAGAATGCTTTGACTAGGTTCTTTTTGAACTCTTTGACGGGGTCGGTGTTTCGTAAATAAGTGATAAGCAATGTTGCTTGTTGCTCATTCAAAATATAGTCCCGTACATTTTGCCCACTCTCTGAAGGTGAAATTTTAAATTGCACCTTTCCAAAGCTCTCAAAGTCCTCTCGGTGTTTATTCAGCAAAACCTTCAAATGTCTATGCTTAATTTCTGCGCATTCTGCCACGATACTACTCAGTGTATACGGCTCTTTCTTACCGTCCATGTATACTAGTTCCATTGTGGTTCTACCTCCTGCATGAATCGGGTTAGCTTGCTTGTCAGACGGCTCTTCTCATCCATATTCTGAGCCTCTGCAATGGCTCTAGCCAGTGTATCAATATAATACCGCTCTGCCTCTGCCAACGTGTCAGGGGCTTTTATAGTGGTCTGTGGTTCTTCCACCAGTTCCCCAGCCATGTAATAGCCTTGTTTTCTAATATCTTTTAATACTTGCTTAACCCATTTTTTAAACTCTTTAGCTTTTGGTTTGCGTGATTGGAATAGAATCTCATATAATCCTTGTTCGGTTAGAAACCAGACTTGTTGAACGCCTCCAGGGGTAAGAACTTTCTTCTTGTCCTTTTCGTCTTCGTCTACCATTTCAAGAAACTTACTCAAACTACTATTTGAGTAGTCAATCATTCTAGCAACCTCCCCAGCTCTAAAAAGTGGGTTGTCAAAATCTCCGTAGATATCCAACGCTTGACCGTGGAAAATAGTAGTAGTGACAACCTGCAATAGTTGCCCTTGGTCTGTTGTCTCTTCAAAAATACTTACTTGTGTTGTCATGTCTTGCTTAACCTCTCTGTATAACTTGTTTAGTCTTTTTCTGCTTTCCTTGTTGGGCTTATGTTTGCCCTGTGCCCACTTTCCAACTGTTCGGGGATCTATGCCTATTCGTTGGCCAATAGCTACCAAGTTCAGCCCGTGAGTGGTTCGCATTTCATCGATGACCCTTATATAGTTCCTCTTCATTGCTTGCCTGCCCTTCTACTCTTGATAAAATAGTTCATCAATGGTGATATCTGGTTTAATTTCAGCAACCATTGACTTAATCGCTAGGCGCTCTTTGTCATTAAAGGGCGTTTTCTTCGTCTCTTTGTTATTGTAAGACTGCAAAGAGATATTCAGCTTGTCTGCCATTGCTTGTTGTGTTAGCCCAAGCATGACACGATAGCCTTTTAATTTGCTCATTCTGTTCTCCTTTCTGTGACAATCCCTGTAGATTGAAAGCGAAAAAGTTGTTTGTGGGGAATAAGTTTTATAAAAACGTCATTTTATGACGTATCAAAAACTATACTTATGATTATAATGTCATTTTATGGCGTTGTCAATAGTTTTTTATATTTTTTTACGTCATTTTTTGACTTTTTTTAAAAACTTAATTATAATCAACTTTGAAAGGTTGCTATATTATGAATAGATTGAAAGAATTACGACAAGAAAAAAAGCTATCTCAAAAAGAGATGGCTCTTGAATTACACACTCCTCTTAGAACTTATCAACGCTGGGAAAATGGAGAAAGTCAGATAAAGCCTGATAAAGCCCAAACACTCGCGAATTTCTTTGATGTACCTGTAGGTTTTTTATTAGGATTTGGAGATGACTATTATAAAGAATTAGCATTTGAAGTTGATGAATACGCTTATGAAAGGTTCGTTTTCTATCTTATTTTTCAAGGGATACATTTGTCAGATAAACAAATAGAAAATATATACGATACTATCCAAATTTTTCAAGATAATAATTCAGAATTATATATAGCCAAAAAAAAATTAGGGCAGGAGGAAGATTACAAAATGGATTTTTCTCGTACATTTGGTGATGAAAATTTTGATAGACACTTAGAGATTTCTCTTCTCAAAACAGTTGAAACGCTTTTTGAAGATAAAAATAAACGACAAAAATTATTAAAAAATGTATTTGAATTAGCAGAAAAAGACGTACCTACTGAAAAAAGCTACAAAAATATTCAAGAAACATTAAAAGAACTCACTAAAGACTAACCCACGCGCCACAATATCTAACAAAATCGGCACTTTCGGCAGCCCTAAAAGAGCAATTTAGACAGAAGCGCGTGGTTTCTCGTTGTTCGCTCTTTGTTCGCTTAACACCTATCAGTTCAATAACGCCAGTAACTCCCTGTATTTTAGAAAGGATACTTTATTCATGGAAATCCAACAATACGATGAACTAACTTTTGAAAACATCAAACATATAGACGAAAATGGAGTAGAATTTTGGTACGCTCGGGACTTACAAAAGACCCTTGAGTACACAGAATGGAGGAACTTTCTTCTAGTAATTGATAAGGCAAAGATAGCTTGTGATACCGCTAAAAACCCCATTGTAGAGCATTTTGTTGACGTCAACAAGTCAATTTCAAACGGTTATAATACAACAAGAGATATCAAAGATTTTAAACTTACCCGTTACGCTTGTTATCTTATTGTCCAAAATGGTGACCCACGAAAAGAAGTTATAGCACTTGGCCAAACCTATTTCGCGTTGAAAACTCGTCAACAAGAGCTACAAGAAAACTTTGACAATCTTACCGAAGAACAGAAGCGTATTGCTATCCGTGATGAAATAAAACATCACAATAAATCGTTATCTGAATCTGCTGGCAATGCCGGTGTTAAAAACTTTGGCCGATTTCACAACTCAGGATACAAGGGGTTATATGGTGGGCTAACTATGCAGGATATTCATAACCTCAAAGAACTAAACGAAGGGGAGCATATTCTGGATTTTATGGGGAGTGCTGAATTAGCTGCTAATTTATTCCGTGCCACTCAGACCGACGAAGTTCTACGACGTAGAAACATAAAAGGCGAAGATCTCGCAAATGATACCCATTTCAACGTAGGCCGAACCATTAGAAATACCATGAAAGAACTTGGAACAACCATGCCGGAGAATCTCCCTACTCCTCGTGAAAGTATACAAGAGTTGAAAAATAAACAGAAAGAACTTGAAAAACAATCTGATAATAACCAACTTTCGCTTTTTGATGATATGGAATAGTGGGCAATATTAGCCCCATATCCGTCTTGTTTTTTATTCTGGCACAATTTACCGCCTGACTCTTTAAAATCCGAATACAGGGAAAACTGTGAAGCCCTAGCATGATATAAACCATAATCTAAAACCTTTTTAATAATAGCTTGCCTGCTGATGAATTAGAAAGGTTTAAATCATGAAAATAACGCAACATATAAAACAAGATGGATCAATAGTATACCGATCCAGTATCTATCTGGGAATTGACCAGATAACTGGGAAACAAGTCACAACAAAAATCACGGGCCGAACCAAAAAAGAGGTAAAACAAAAAGCACAAGACGCCGTTATAGACTTTAAGATAAACGGATCCACTAGGTTTCAAGCCTCTACTATATCAACCTACGAGGAACTGGCCAGTCTATGGTGGGATAACCACAAGTATACGGTAAAGCCAAATAGTCAAGATGCTACTAAGAGGTTAATAGATAACCATGTTTTGCCCCTGTTTGGAGCTTATAAACTTGACAAACTTACTACTCCACTTATTCAAAACATAGTCAATAAACTTGCTGATAAAACTAACAAGGGAGAAGCTGGTGCTTACCTCCATTATGACAAGATCCACGCGCTTAATAAGCGTATCTTACAGTATGGTGTTGTTATGCAAGCTATACCATTCAATCCAGCGCGTGAGGTCATTTTGCCCCGAAATACAAAAAAAGCAAATCGTCAAAAGGTAAAGCACTTCAACAATTTGGAGCTTAAAAGGTTTCTTGATTATCTCGACAGTTTAAACACTAGCAAATACCGTTATTTTTACGAGGTAACTCTATATAAGTTTTTACTGGCTACTGGTTGCCGTATTAATGAAGTGTTAGCTCTAGAATGGTCTGATATTGATCTAGATAGCGCTGTAGTTCATGTTACAAAGACACTAAACTATAAGCAAGAGATAAATAGTCCTAAATCAAAATCTAGTTACCGTGATATTGACATTGACAATCAAACAGTCACAATGCTAAAACAGTACAAACGTAGACAAATCCAAGAGGCTTGGAAGCTCGGACAAACTGAAAACATAGTCTTTTCAGACTTTATCAATGGTTATGCTAATAACCGTAGCCTTTTCACAAGATTAACAACCCATTTTAAACGTGCTAAAGTGCCTAATATTGGTTTTCACGGTTTCCGACACACTCACGCTAGTTTGTTGCTTAACTCTGGAATACCTTACAAAGAACTCCAGCACCGACTGGGACACTCCACATTATCCATGACAATGGATATATACAGCCATCTCTCAAAAGAAAACGCAAAAAAAGCCGTCTCATTCTATGAGATGGCCATGAAATCAATCTAGCAAATATCTAAGCAAACCCAGAAAACAACGGTTTAAGACAAAACAAAAAGCCCACTGTTGTAGGCTTTCTGCAAGTTTTTTCTTAAAATTAAAGCATTTTGTTGTATTGTAAAAATTTGATGGCGCAAGAGTTCTTTACAAGCCATTAATCCATGATACATAAGGGTTCTGTGATAATTCTATTTTCTTCTATTCTCTTAGGTTTTCTTTATATCTAAGCAAAAGTCTAAGCAAAAAATAGAGCTTTTCGGCTCTACTATTTTACGAGTTCAGCAGGCAAGAACTAGCGTAGTCATCAGCTACGCTTTTTTAGTTGTTTTTGCTTATCTGATAGGCTTATTATACCATGTTTATCACGCGCATTGGTTGTCTTAGCTAGCGAAAAGGGGAGATAGATAAAAGCGCGTGGTTATCAATTTTGTTGACCTTAACAATACAATTTCAAGCAAATATCAAGTGGAAATGTACAGTATTTTGATGTTATAACTCTCCTTTTTCTATCTTTTCTCTAATTATGCTAGCCCAAATATTATAAAAAGGATGTCCTGCTGGAATAACAGGGGGATTTTTAGTAAATTCTTCTTGTGTTAAGGTTGTTTCTTTGTCTAATATTGTACCGTCTGCTAGTTTGGTACCTTTAGGGACAATATGGGATATTGTTGGGTTCCATTTTTCTTTAACTTTTGCCATGTTAAATACTCCTTTATGGTAAAAACAGAACCGTCCCACCTCCTACCGCAGAACGAACTGTTTCAAGGGGAGATGGAAAAGCTCTGTTTATAAGTCAATTATATCATAGTTAATTATTAAGCATGGATTTTTTTATCAGCAATAGCGTCTGTTAGGGTCTGTGAGAAGTTCAACCCTAGGTCACGTCCTAATGTATCCGCCCAACGTGGAATGGTTAGGGTTTTTTTAACAGGCTCTTGACTACCTAGATATTCTGCAACGTCAACCATAACCATAGAAATAAAAGATTTACTAGGATCATAAACTGGCTCTATGTCCTCATCATCCTGGAAAGGGTTGTTAGTAGCCAAAGATAAAGCGTTAATAGGAGTAGGGGTAGGAATTTCTCGCCCATTCTCTATATAATCAGCTAGGTTAATACCAAGCCAATCGCTGGCCATTGCCATAGCGTCTGCCATATCCTCCCCTTGAGTTGCTGAATGTTCAAAATCTGGGAAAGTTACAAAGTAAGGAGCGTTAGCTCCGTCTGTATCGTCATAATAAAATAAAGCTGGATAAGTGACAAGCATAGTTTACCTCCAAAATCAAAGACAAGCGGGGGACTGACTTTATTACAGTCCTGCTTGCTTTCTTATTCCTCTTTCAGTGTACTTATTCAGTTCACCATGAGGGACTGTGATAGGTCTTTCCCCTTCCTTCTCCATTTTAACGTGGGAGCCTTTACCGCCTTTGGTTTTTATCCAACCATGAGCAGTAAGGAGTTTGACCATCTCTTTTTGTGTCATAGGCATAGCGCTTTTACCTCCTGACAGTATTATTATAACACGTATTACACGTATTATAAAGAGGTTTTACTCATTATTCTGTCACGTTACAAAATCCCCTAGAATCGTTTCTAAGGTCTTCTAGTTGTCCGTGGTGTTTTTTAGTCGTCTCCCCAAAACAAAGCGAAATAGGGGAGAATATGGAGCCTCAGCCTACATTTGCCTGCTTATATACTTCTAGCTCTCCGTTCTGGTGGATTCTCGCAAAGTTTAAGACGGCTATCTGTTTGTATCGGTAGTAGCTAGTGGAGCTAGTTTCTGCCATCTCTACGCATTCACTCATTGTTTTCTTCCTCATGTAACAATAATGGATAATAAAGTATTTTCTGGCTTTCTTGTTTTCTATGCTATTGATGTCGTGGGCGAATATTTCCAGCCCCTCACGGATTGATTTTTCATGCTCACCGCTCAAATTCCACTGATTAGGTAAGACAAGTTTCCAGGCCTCTTCATCTATTGTAACTTGGTTTTCACTTCCTGCCATCCTCTGGAATCTCAGAAAGTAAGTCAGCCGCTCTCTGACGTTTATCAACGTTTTAAACTTATCCAGCTCCATTAGTTCACTCCTTCATGATATAATATTTCTTTAGAGAACATATCACAAAGGGGTCAGCCGTGTGCTGGCTTTTTTTGCGTTTTCTCTAGGTTCACTCTAGGTTCAATTACTCCCTAGGAAGTAATTTCCCGTGAGAAAAAATGTACAATGACGGTGTGAAGGCCATAGAAGCGCGTGGATAGGGGAACGCCCCCACTAAGGTTATAAAAGTGATAGTTGAGTGGTAGCCTTATAGCTAAAAAATCAACTTAAAAGCCTAATAATACCGCATTTCTTTCTGGTTTAAAATTTTCAAAAAGGGAATTTTTCGCGCAGAAAAGGCCGCGTCCTTGTACTTTAGCAAAATATACCCCCGTCTAAAAATAAAGGGGGTATCTCTGCTTTATTTCTCCCATTGCTATCCTTTTGTTATCTTGTAATTATATTTATATCATTCTTTTTTTACATTAATCTTTATTTAGTATTTGTTTTGCAAATCCTCCAAATCACTACTTCAGATTACTCAATCCATTAAGCCAAAAGCTATCACCTTTTTTGGTGTAGTTCACAAACTTTTGATAGTGCTTATAATATCTGTCACGTTTCATATACTTTGGTCTTTCAGGAAAGCCATCGAACATATAGCCACCACGTTTAGGATTCCAACCTGGTTCTACCTTTCTAGCTTCTTTCAGTGCAAGCTCCCAGTAGTATTGGCAATCAGTTTTACTGCGATTCAGTGTCTGCTGATATACTTTATTACATGAGCCACAAGCGTAATATAAATATCGTTTATAGAGTATCCTACAGCGCCTTCCACATTCAGGGCAAAGGAAGAAGTAGCGGTAACCTCCCTTAGTTCCAGCTATCCTGTCTAATTCAAATGACTCTCCACCAAAATCAATCTCTAAATTATCCAAATCAATCTCCAAACGTTGACCGTCCAACTCGGCTATACCCTTAGATATTCCTTTCAGCTTCATAGGTTTAGTGATTGTTTCTATTGCTAATTGCTTCATTATCTCCCCCTATATAGAAAAACCCAAAACTATTGACTTGATAACAAAAAGGGATTGCTCCCCTTCCTGTGTTTTATTGACCAGAATAATCAGCAAGGCCTTTATATTCGCCCTCTACGTCCAATTTTTGGAGTAGGCTAATACTTTCATCGTCCAGCATTTCCAACGTACCAAAAGCGGTCATAGAGTCCATAGGGATAGGCTTATCAGAAAGCAAGCGATCAGCATAGTCTAATAGCTCCAGCTCGTAGTCTGTGACCTTATTCAGCAAGCTCTCAAAATCCTCTGACTCTTTGAGTTGAGCCACGCGCTCCTGTTTGTAACGTTCTTCAAATGCTTCATTGTTCACTGGTTGGTTGTAATAGTCTTTGAAACTGTCACAAATGCGCTTGAAGGTCTTGTTTAGCTTGTTATCCTTTACATACTCAGCGATAAGCGTCCCTTTATCTTTGTAAGTCAATGAGATTGTAGGCTGGCAATATGTTCCAGTCATGTATCCCAGTAGCGCGTGACCTGCTACCATAGCAGTATCCGTGTCTTTAAATTCGTAAGTGAAAGTAAATGTTTTTGCTTTGTCTGAAAATGTTTTTAATGTCATGTTGTTTTTCTCCTATTCTCATTTTAAGGTAAATTATGTAATTTTTTGCAATCTGTTGACCTTCTTTGGTATTTTGTTGACCTTCTAGGTAACATAGTCCAGTCTTACTGCCACAAGCGATTAGACAACTTTGTTACCATGTTGACCTTCTTTTGAACTCCTTACCCTTATATATAAAATATATTTATTTCATTTACATTCTTGTTTTTAAAAAGAAGGTAACAAGGTCAACATAAAGGATATAAAACTAGTAGTATCAAGGCTTTAAGATGTTGACCTTCTTCAAAACAAGGTCAACAAGAAGGTCAACAAATTTCGTAAAAAACCAGTCATATCAATGGTTTATAGCATTATGAGAAGGTCAACATTATTCTTTTTTAGTTATAGCGTGATTTACTCGCCCCAGTTTCGGTCTCTCAAACTCCAACGGATCTAGTTTGTCAAAATCTTCAATCCTAACACGGGCTTTTTTTAGTTGATACTTATTAGGTGTTAACTGTTGTAGGTGTCTGATAGTATCTTTTCCTGCCCCATAAACATTAGGCTTGGGTATTCCCATATCTTCAGCATAATGTTTCAGCGATCTGGTCAGTATAAAAACAGGTACTACGTCCAGCTCATGCCAACCTCTCTCCATGTATTCATGCTTAACCCATGAAAGCAAGTAGTCATTATCCTCTTGGTATTCTTCTAACAGATCCTTGACTGATTGAGGTTCAATAAAGTGAGTAAATGGCTCTTGATTGATAGCTT